AATGATACTGAGGTGGCAGAACCAATACGACCACTCCCAAACGAATCCAGGTAATACTGACTGACTGAATCGGGATTAGCCATTTGTTACTCCTTAAGATGCGTTGTAAGTACCAGAAACAGTCTGACCACCAGATACGGTCAACAATGTGACTGTAGCATTGGTTACAGAAGAGTTTGCAAACACGTTAACACCGTCAGAAATAATCATGCCACCAGTGTTGTTAGCAAGAACAGTAGAAACTGCAGTGATGTTACCGTTTGTGTTAACAGCAGATGTAGCTTGAATAGTTACGTTAGCTGTTGGGAACACAATGTACATACCAGCAGGAACTACGTTTCCAACAGTAGTTGCAGGTGTAGTCGTAATTGTTAAATACGCACCAGGCGTATTAGCAACTGCGTTTGCAAGGATAATTTTATTTAGAGCTAAAGCCATTTGTCATTACTCCTTACAGTGAGAGGTAGTTGTAGTTGTTAATCTTAGACATTGACTTGGGCTTTACAGACACCAATTCAGCAATCATAAGAACAGCACCTACATAACCAATTTGCCAATTTGGAAGTGTGGACTCAAATCCTGTAAACACAAATGAACCTTGCTCGTGAATGTACAAGCTAAGATAGTTTGTGTTCAGGAAGTACACAGTACCTTCTGGGCAATATGGGTCTGGATAAATTGGAACACCAGCAACCATCAATGCTCTGAAAGCTGCTTGAGGACCATTGCTATCACCGTCAAAGCCAGAGCCTGGGGTAATAACGTATTGCTCTTGACCTACAAAGTCTTGAGCAAGTAATGTCCAAGTACCAAATCCGCAAACACCAAACGAAGGCATTTCTGCGCCACGCTTAACTGTTCCAGAGATGTACTGAAGAATGTTTTGTCTTGTTGGGTTTACGTTACCTGCGTTGTAAACCTTAGACTGCCACCATGTATAGGTGTTACGGTTGATGTTACCGTAAGTTGTTTGGTAAGTTGCGCCACCAGTACCGTCATCAATAGCTGCTGGTAAACCAATAAACTGTTGATTGTTGGTCGTGTTGTTGTACAAGGCTGTTGCCATTGCATCCATCATCACGTTGGTTGCGTCATTCATACGTGCTTCAATCAATGGAATGATTGCAGCGTCTTGTTGAGCAACACCTTCCATACCGAGGAACGGTACAGGAGAAATCATCAACTTGAGGTCGTATTCAGCGTTATAAGCACCTTGTTGTACTGACGGCTGGGCAAAAGAACCAGAGTAGTCAGACCACTGTGCGTTAACGAACTGTGCACCCTGGACAGGTACAGTTACGGAAGATACACCACCACTGGCTTGTTGACTGTTTGCAATCAACGCTGCCATTAGAGGCGTGCTGTTGTATAACTGCACAACCAGTTTCGGGATGAACGCTCTACGAGTTACGTATGTAAGCTCTGTAAATTGCGAACTACCTGTCTGGGGCAGAATTCCACCACCTATAGCCATATTAGCTCCTTAAAGATGGGCATCTCTGCCCTGACAAAATTACACCCTCTTTTACAAACCGATGGGGCGCTGTGGCTTACGCAAATCTGCAAATGCCTTCACCGCCTCTTGCTGCGCTGCACCTTTTGGGTCTTTCCAGAATTTGCCAAGGTCAAACTGGCGAACTGCGGAAGGATTGTATCCAGTAGGTGTAGGCTTCGCAGCCTCTTTCATAAATCTATGGTACTCAGCAGCAGTCTCGTGGTCAGAGATTTTCTTCTCTAACATAATTTTCTCAACTGCGTCTACTTCATCTTCAGAAGAAATCAAACCCTTTTTCACAAGTGATTTTCTACGTTTGTCTAGTTCAGCCTGTGCGTCACGTGTTCTTAACTCGTTACGAATAGCCTCGTTTTCCTGACGCATTTGTTGTAATGCGGTGTTGGTATTGTCTTTTAGTTCAATCTCAGGAATGTTGAGACCAGGCTTAACTTTCTTAGTCAAACGCAAAATGTCCTCCCGTGTGTCGGGGGACTCAGCAAGAGTTTGCATAAGTGATGCTAACTCGTCTCGTGCTTCTAAGGAAAGATTTTCTAGTGCCATGATGTTACCCTCTTATCGTGTTCATATAACTTTTTTACCGTCTGCTGGTTTTTCAACTCTCATGCCGCCAAAAGCAGCTTTAGCAGCACCTGACAAACCGCCCAACTGAGAATAACGGGGAGTATTAACTACTACGCCATTTTTCTGGTTGTTGTCTGTAGGTCTACGTGGTTGAGAATTACCTCTGGGTTTGAATAAATCCATGATTACTCCTGTTTACATTGGGGGTGGGGGCATACCTGGTGGCATACCGCCAGGTGGGGGAGGCATACCACCCGCAGGAGGCATACCAGGAATCGGTGCATTAGCCATAGCTTTACCTTCAGGAGTTCCACCACCAGCTTGCGGTAATGTTTGCAACATCTGAAGAATCTCTGACTGTTGAAGTTCATTTGTCTTGTTCTTACGTGCGCCCAAGACTTTATTGATTGCACTTATTGCACTTAGAGCTGCCTTACCTTCTTCAGTATCAGAGCCTAGTGCGGGTAGGGATTGCTCAAGTAAATCTTGAGCCATACCTAAATTAATTTTTGCTGCTTCTTTAGAACCCATCTTAGGTTCTGGAGTAGTCATAGGGGAAGCCATTGGAGGCACTTCAGCATCAGACATATTTGCCCCAGGTGGGGGCGCATTAGGGACAGGAGTACCAGCAGACCTTGGTCCACCCATTAACTCCATTAATTTATCTGACGGAACACTCATATTTTCTCCTTGCCCTAGTTTGTAACCACTTACAAACTATTTGTCAATAGGGTGAGGGGTATTTTACGACATACCCCTCAATGTCGGTTCATTTCAAGGTGTTGCCACCAAGAAATTACTTACGCTTGTGTTTACGAGCTTTACGTGCCATGAGATTTCTCCTTTAGCAGCGGTCACCTACTTATAAGGGGAGGCAGCCACACCCTCTTTCTTTCTCAAGAAATTATCTACGAGTCTTACGACCTTTTTTACCGTATCTGTGCATCATGGTGATTTTCCTTTGTTGATTAACTTCTGGCGTAGTTTCTTTGAGTCCTACCGCCAGACGAAACTTTAATCCCAGTGGTTCTTGATGTCAAGCCTGGTCCTGAAGTTTGTTTGCGTAAAGTTTCTGTTGTCACCCGTGGCTGGTCAGCCTTGGGCGATGTTTGTGGTCCACCTACGTTCTTTGTCGCCATCATCCCTCCTTTTTAGCGCTAGGGGCTTTGTGTTCTTTCTTGTGTTCACCGTGAGGTTGTTGGGGTTGAGCAGCTTGCTTGGCTTCCATCTGCTTCAGACGCTCCAACAATTCCTCTTTCATTGGTGGCTCTATTAAATCAAGTAAAGATTTTTTGTCAATAGCCCCTGCTTTGAGTAGGTTGAACGCAAGGGTACGGGTGTCTTCCGTAAATATCGGGGAGTTTGAATGTCCGTCCACTTTAACCGTAAATTCTTTGGTGAACTGTTCGGCAATGAAAGGTACACCGTGCGTATCTTTGAAGTGCGTATCGTCATAGAGTTGCATACACTTGAGGTAAAGGGTCGCCAGTTTTTCTAGCGAGTCTTCGATGATTAGCGCCCGTTTTTTAACTCTTGATGACCCCAGTCGGGCTAACTGGCTTGCATGTCCTGCTGACCTAACTCCAGCTTCTCCCTTACCTTGGAGAACGTTACCCACACCAGACGCTTCTTCAAACATTGCGTCTATCTCACGCATCTCAGTAAAGAGGTCAGGCGGCATAGTGGGCGCTAACTTCTCTACCTTAGCGTTAGGCATATCTGTGGATAGTAATCCCCCCGCACGGTTGAGTGCAAAGTTCTTTTCATCAAGGATGCCTGTGAACCCAATCAGAGCCGTTGGAGGGGAAACTTGTTTGGACAACAGGTCAAGAATTTCTGTCATCCGTCTGTTGCGTAACTGCTGAAGGTATATCAAACGCTGTACTTCAGAAGCGCCCCAGTAATAATCGTAGAGTGGGTTAGGACAAATCTGAATGAAAGGCAACTCACCCTTCATAAACATTTCTTCACCTGAACGCTCATAGATAATGATGTCAGGGTCAGCCTTAGTTACAACTCTGTAATCTGCTGCATCGTCATCCCATATCCACAGTTCGGTCATCTCTACTGTGTCTTCAGAAACCTCAGCCTTGTAACGATTGCCACCAGCCAAATCCAAATTAACATTACCGTATATAGTAGGATTAGACTGAGAAATAATAATGCGCTCCAGACCATTCGCAATTTCTGTCCTCTCGTGTGGCATGGAGTTCATGCGCTGGATAATCTTGTCTCTGTTAGGGTGGCTGTACAGTCTTGTGTATAGCTCAGACTTGGTGATGTAGTATTTCTGGATAAGTGCTTCTTGCCTGTCTGTGTACGTGATGTCTTCACGCAACACGCCTACGCAACCAGGCTCGACCATGTACGGGTGAATCCCGTTGTTCATGATGAGCTTGACGTAGGTTGTGCCGTAGACAAGTGCCCAAGTAGTTGCTGTAGAAAAAACTTGGTCAGCGTTGCTATTTAACCACTCGTTGTTAAGCGCTTTGGTGAGCGTTGGTATTTTTCTGTGCTCGTTGTCGGGGACAGACGCACCCAAGTTTATGGAAAAACGAGTAGTCTCAGCCGAGTACAGGAAGGAAGTTACCTGGTCGAGGTGGGGGAATATTTTGTTGTAGAGTGCAGGAGCTTCGTCAGGTCCGTTACCAAAGAGATACCAGTTTCTCAGAGAGGCGTAATCTACCTTTCTAGAGTTTAAGGAGACTTCACATTTGTAGATGATGTCCCTAAAGAACTCATCTCTGTCTAGCATCCCCTTTGGTATTTTCATTTTTACTCCGCACTGG